TATGTCTAGCACAACCCCCTCATATGTCGGTTGTTGGATCAGGGATCAGTTCTAGTTGTGAAAGATAAGGGTGACAGCCCTTTAAACACACAACCAGAAGTTTTCCCAAATGATTTGGCAAATTTTAGGTTCGGAAAATCATTAAACGAGAACCATATCCAATATAACATAGGACACTAAATAAACAACAACTTTATTTAAATAAACTTCTTGACATTAGTAGGATTATCCATTATACTTGGACGGTGGCTGGGGATGGTGGTTAGTAGTATAAACAATGCAATCATAGGTTGAATTTTTTTGGCTTGAAGCTTGGAGCTTTTATTAGCAGGACCAACAGCGTGGGCTTTACGTCCAACTTTGCCATATTGGTCCAGCAAATAATGATCAGTCACTATGCTACGCAGGGTCTAGAGATCTTTAGTTATCTAGTCTCATTGGACCGGTACCCCAATTATCTTCACCCGTGTTCTAGTGTTTATTCTCACAGTCAACAATGACTGATCCCAGATCCCCTACTCTAGAATGGTGACAATTATTTTTCAATAACTGTCTCGCTAGGGGATCAGGGATCAGTTGTCTTATGGCAAACAGATTTCTCTGGCTGGACATTCCAACGCCATTTCCAACACAACTGATCCCAGATCTCTGACACTGTAGCTACCTTGCAAGTGGCATCAGAGATCAGGGATCAGTAGCAAGGAAGTAGGTTTAATAAAACCTTGCTAATGATCGGTTCCCCCAGATAATTATGATGACTGGGGGACACCTATTTTATTTGGCAGATTGCATAATATCTGTAATAAAATCATAAATCAAATGTAATGCTTGACTATCCTATTGTCAAGTGTTATTTATAATTAAATGCAAACAAATATAGAAAGGTCTAAAATGTCAAAAATAAGAATGAATACTGAACTACGAAATAAGTTGTTTAATAAAATTAAACATACATTTGAAAGTGAGGACACTCAGGAACGAGAAGCATATCTTCAAGCAAGGGAAAATGTTGACCAACATTATGGCTTTGCAAGTGAACTTGCAAAACAAGTTGTAGAGAGAGCATATCCAACAGAAGATGTTGCAATACTTAGAACTTTCAAAAAGAAATATGGAAGTCCTTGTGATGTTGTAGCAAAAGATAAATGCTTTTACTTTGCACATAACGAGGGTGTTGATGATGAGGGCGAACCGACAGAAACAAAATCACATTTTGATTTTGGTTTGTTTGGTAATCTAAATGGTAGTCAGTATAGTAATGAAGATGGTAAAAAGTTTGCTGTTGCATATTACCGAGAAGAACTAAAAGCAAAAGACTTGAACCCTGATATCTTTGCACAACAAAATGAAAACAAAGATAACCCACATAAAACTAAAAATGTTGATGAGTGTATGAAAGCATTAGGCTATTCAAATCATAGTGACAATGATGGCGTTGGAATGAATAAAACTTTTAATGCACCATACTATCTTGATGTCATTGGTACATCTTATTGCAGATCAAGGGCCATAGCTTGTACTAAAAACGAATACGAGCAATTTGAAACTTGGCGACTTGCAAAAAGCAATTTAGTTGTTAATCATCAAAAATGGATAGATACGATTGTTAAACAATGCGATCAATTAAAAATTGGTTTGAAAGCATACAGATACCTGAGTGAGGGAATAGAACTTGCAACTGAACTTGGAATACAAGTTGATGAGGCAGAACTAATTAGAACTAACTCAACAGGTTTGACAATTTATAATCCTAGTAATCTTGCAAGTATGATTAAAGGAATGAAGAACAAACATCAATCAAGAGAGGCAAAAATATTGGCTAGAAAACAATACGAAAAAACTGTTAATTAACTATTGACAAATCTGGGGTATTACTATAATATCCCAGATAGAAAGCGAGGAAATATGGAAATAAATAAAACATTTAATATAACTTACTATGCAAAGAAACACGCAAAGCATATAACAAGACGAGCAAAGTGGGATAACTTGTCAAAGTATTGGACAAGTAAATCAGGCAATCAATTAATAACTTATTATGATTTAGATGCACAAGGTTATAGAACTTGTTCAGGCAATTATAAGATAAGGTTTTAATTATGACACAACTAAATGAAGAACATTTTGAAATACACGATAAAAACAAAGATGAAAGATATCAAAGACAGAAAGTAAAATTTCTAGAAGATAGAATTGCGACACTAGAAAAAACTTTAGAAAGTCACGCAAAGATATTAGCTAGATTTCAAATGACAGAGGGGGATAGCAATGACCGATAAAGTTGATAGTGCTATTTATATTTATGATGTTGAGTTTAATAAGATTAAAACAATTAAACTTAAAACATTTTTAACTAGAGTTAATCATACATTAAGAAACGAAAACCAGATTTATTTTGCTTTAAAAGATGACGCAATTAAATCTAGAAAGGAAGATAATGCCAAATAAACATTTTTGCCAAGGACCAAACTGCCATACTAAAACTACACAAGATAGGTTTCTAAAATCTAGAGGTGTGGTTCGAGGTCGTTATGCAATGTGGACTTTAGATAACTCTAATGAATATTGTGCAAGAGCGAAATACTTTTGTAGTACAGGGTGTGAGTATGAGTGGTTAGATGAGCATATGGAAAGTATTGAACAGGGCAGACCGGTTGAGTTTATCAGACACAGGCGAGAGAGTGGTGGATATCAGAAAGTAACTGAAACAAATGATAGCCATTGGGGACCAAACACATATACTAGTATTAAGAGGGTTGACAATAGGACCGAACTAGAGTAGGATTATCCTATTAACAAATACAGGAGAAACATATGACAAACAATGTAGCGTGGTGGAACTTACCAATAGAGGAGTTAGAGCAGATGGCAGATGATAAGGGCAACATTAAGCTTAACACTAAGATCAAAGCAACTAATCCTTACTCAGGTCAATCGGAGATGTTAACACCAGAAGAACACAAGTTATACATCGAGATCAAGGAACACGAACGAGATGAGGAATACTCTGCAATGCAAAAGAAATTATCTAAGTTTAGTAGAATGAATGCTAAGGCTTATATGACATTGTTAGACTAATACCATAAATGTGTGGTCCTGTTGGACCACACTCACCCATCACACACTCACACACATTCAATAGAGGTACCAGACCCAATTTCAATATAGAAAAAAACATTAGACCCTATACACCTTTTATATAAAAGGGGTCCCACTACTTCAGGTTGTATTGCTTGATTTAGAGAGTTAATGGTGGTAAATTTGTTTTGAACACCTAAGATGGTGCAAAAAAATTTTAAAAAAATTTTATGAATTTAAATAAGGTTGATATTAGTAAACTACCTGCAGATGTTAGAAAAACTTTTAAAAGATTGCAGGTTATGCATGCAGAAAAAAAAATACAGAATAAAGCCAAAAGTGATTTTTTAAGTTTTGTAAAATGTGTTTGGCCCGAGTTTGTTGAAGGAGCACACCATAGACATATTGCAAAAAAATTTAATGAATTGGCTACAGGCAAGATAAATAGATTAATTGTTAACATGCCACCAAGACATACTAAGTCGGAGTTTGCCTCATACTTACTTCCGGCATGGATGGTGGGCCGTAATCCAAAACTCAAGATCATTCAAGCAACTCACACAGGTGAACTAGCTGTAAGGTTTGGACGTAAAGCAAAAACCTTGATTGATAGTGA